ACCTCGTCGCAACCCGCAATCCGGTGTTGGATGAAGCGCGGCAAGTTATCGAAGATGTCGCACGCACGCTTCGACTCTGCACAGGACTCGCCTGAGAATTCCTTGAGATAATCCTCAAGGTCAAAGACCACTTGCTCGTTAACCGTGTCCAGTTGCCGCAACTCTTCGTTCTTATCGAAGGCGTTAGGTGCGGTCAGCACGTTAGCCACCTTGGCGCGGCCGTTCACCGTGTGCTGCACCTCCAGCTTGCAACCCTTGCCGACGAAGATTGATGGATCGAAGCCTTGCTTTTCTGCTTCGGTGAAGCCACGATTGAGCCAACTAATTGCCGCCTTATACAAATTCGATTTCTCATTGAGCGAGGCGGTGTACTGCGAAAAGATCGACATGGGTCGACCATCCTGTGTCTTGACATCGGGCAGTTCCCAAAAGATAAAGATTTTATGCTTGTTGCTCTTCTCACCTTGGTAGTCTTCCTCGGCGGTCCCCGCGTCCACCACCTTGT